CGCGCGGGGTTTCCGGGGTCAATGACCCGGCTTTACTGAAATCGCCCGTGAACGTGGGTCTGACCGAGGGTATCCGTATCGGAGCGACGGGAATTTACGATTGGCAGAATGAATGGCCCAGGTATAGGGGATAATGTATGTATGGGCACGAGGGGTCACGCCAAGCCACGCACGCGCAAAACGCGGTCACCCAAGGCATCCCCACGCACTGATGCGGTCTCATCATCGAAGAACTGGCGACGCAGCATCCGCAGCATTTGCCGTGATGTGGTGCAGGCCCACAGCACCGACATACTCTATAAACTGCGTGATGGGATTCGGCATCCCAATGCGAAGACGGCCCTGCGGTACATCGGCTTCGTCGCCAGCTACGAAAGTGGGAAGCCCGTAGAGACCCACCGCATGGTAGGGATGAACGCCGATGGACCAGACGGTACGTACGACCTGAGTCGCCTGGATCGCAAGGAGCAAATCGTCCTGCTCAAGCTACTGCGAAAATCGAAGGACGCCGCGTTGGCGCAACTACCCGATCCCAGCACCACCACGAACGGAGGCCCTCAATCATGAATCCTGTAGTGCCTTCAGGGTATTCGCATAACTTCCATGCCGTGGTGCTGGCGAAGGACCAGCCCGAGTATGTGCCGTTACCTGCGGTAGTGAATCGCGAGGGCCTGGTAGTGACTGAGTGGGAACTCGACACTGATGAATTGGAACGTATCCTGCGTGGGGCGCGGGTACGACTGCGTATCCAGACATTCGGTCATCCAGTGCAGCCCATACAGCTAGACGTGATGGTCCCTGAAGGCGGTATGCGAGGCGACCCATCATGAAGGTGCGTCTCACCAAGCCGACGCGGCGGGCGCAAAAGAAACGAAGCGCGCCCGCGCGCGTAACGGGGAAGGCCAGTGGGGTACGTGTCTTCCCCAATGTCGATGCAGTGGCCGACGAGTTAATTGCGACATCGCCTGAAACATTGGACCGCATGCTGGATCAGTTGGAAGTGGAGGACTCACTGGACCAGTTGAGGAACGCCATACCGCCAGTGTTCAGTTCACTGTTCCGGCCCGCACGCTACAAGGGCGCGTACGGTGGTCGTGGTTCGGCGAAGTCGTGGTCCTTTGCAGAGATGGTCGTACACCGTACCATACAGCGACCAGGTAGTCGCGTGGTCTGCATTCGTGAGTTCCAGCGATCCCTGAGTCAGTCAGTCAAGCGACTACTGGAAGACACCATCACTCGGTACAAGGTAGGCAGTAGGTTTCGCGTACTGAACACGTTCATAGAAACGCCAGGTGATGGGAGGATCATCTTCCAGGGTATGCAGGACCATACCGCTGAGTCGATTAAGTCGCTAGAAGGTTTTGACCTGGCATGGGTAGAAGAAGCGCAGGTACTGTCCCAGCGTAGCCTTGATCTGTTGCGGCCGACACTGAGGCGGGACGATAGTGAGCTGTGGTTCACCTGGAACCCACGTCACGAGAATGATCCGGTCGACAACTTCCTCCGCAACAACGCCCCACCGGGGTCCATCGTGGTCAAGGCGAACTACGCGGACAACCCGCATCTGCCCAAGGTACTGCGCGATGAGCTCGAATGGGATCGCCGACGTGATCCAGAAAAGTACGAACATATCTGGCTAGGCGAGTACGAGAAAAACAGTGAGGCCCGCGTCTTCAAGAACTGGCGCATCGAGGATTTCGACACTCCACCAGAAGCCGAGTTCTTGTTCGGCGGCGATTGGGGATTCGCCACTGATCCCACCGTACTGGTGCGTGGCTTTGTGAACGGCCGTACGATGTACATCGATGCCGAGGTGTATCGCGTCGGTTGCGACATCGATGATACGCCGGCCTTGTTTGACCAACTAGGTTGCCAGTTAGACCATGTGCACGACATTGACATCGATCGCGCACACCGATCATGGGAGAAGCCTACGTGTCAGGCCATGGGGCGTGCGTGGGAACTCGTTACCGACTCAGCCAGACCAGAGACCATCTCCTACATGACACGTCATGGGTACCCACGCATCATCGGTGCCAAGAAGGGACCAGGCAGCATCGAGGAGGGTATCCAGTTTCTCAAGAGCTATGACCTAGTGGTGCACAGTCGGTGTCGGCACGTGGCCGATGAGCTCACTGCATATTCTTTCAAGAAGAACAAGCTCACGGGTCAGATCATCCCTGTGCTTGAGGATAAAAAGAACCACACGATAGACTCACTGCGGTACCTGGCTGAGAAGCTGCGGGTACCTGTACTCAACGGAGCATTGACGTGGTGATGTATGCCTGACTATGGGGATGGGGGACGAGGCAATGCCTTGTCACCTTTAATTGGTCGAGCCGAGTTGTCCTCGATGATGGGGGACTACGGCATCGGTGGGTCGCAGTTCGGGGGCCGTCGCCGGATGGACGTGGCGCTAGGGTACCGCAGGTTCATCTCTCCGCGTGATTACTGGGACCGGTACCGTCGAGGCGGTATCGCGAAACGCATCGTCGACACATTCGCCAAGTCGACCTGGCGTGGTGGCGTTGAACTGATCGAGGACGAGGACCCCGATACCGAGACCGAGTTCGAGAAAGCATTCGCGGATCTCGCTGATCGGTTGCAGTTGTGGTCGTTGTTCAAACGCACCGATGTGTTGGCGGGGCTAGGTCACTTCGCCATCATCATGCTGGGTGCGCCAGGTGATTACAGTACCCCACTGGACAAGTGCGCCCCTCAAGATCTCAAGTACGTCAATGCGTTCTCCGAACGCGACGTCCTGGTGGAGTCATTCAACGAGGATAAGACCAACGAGCGATTCTCGAAGCCGATGTACTACTCTCTACTCCAGGTGGCGCGGTCGTATCCCTACGCCCCATCCATAGGGACACGTGTCCACTGGTCTCGCATCAGCCACGTCGCGGCCGAAGACGCACTCGATTCTCCATTGTACGGTACCCCACGTTTGGAGCCGTGCTGGAACTACTTGGACGACCTCATCAAGTGCGTTGGCGGGGGTAGCGAAGCGTTCTGGAAACGTGTCGATGGCGGCAAGCAGATCAAGATGGACCCCGCATTGCCGATGCCTACCCAGGCACAGACCGATGCCCTGCACCTCCAGCTCGAGGAGTACACGCAGGACCTGCGGCGTCTGTTGACTACCCGAGGAGTAGACATCCAGGATCTGGGTAGTCAGGTAGCCCAGTTCGGCCCCTCAGTCAGCAGCCTCATTGATCTCATCTCTGCCACGACAGGGATTCCCCAGCGCATCCTTATGGGCTCGGAGCGTGGCGAGCTCGCTAGTACCCAGGATCAATCAAATTTCGAGGACCGCGTATCGGACCGACGCACCGACTACGCCGAGCCATCGATCGTGCGGCCCTTCGTGGACCAGTTGATCAGCCTTGGTGTCCTACCCGAGCCAGAAGAGTACCACGTGCGCTGGCCCGAAGTCAAGAACCTGAACGATGCGCAGCGGATGGCCCTTGCTGGCGCAGCCGCCACCGTGAACAAGACCCAGGGCGAGATCGTCATTACCACTAGTGAGATTCGCGACAAGATCCTTGGCTACGAACCCTTCACCGAGGAGCAGCAAGCCGAGAACGATGCCAAACTCAAAGCCGAGCAGGACCTGGCCAAGGCGAAGGCCACCGCGCAAGCGGCCGTGGTCGGTGGCAAACCGCCGTTCGGTGACAAACCATCGGGTAATGGCAAGGACGGCACCGATGGGAAGAACGGCAAGAAGGGTGGCAAAGCATTGGACGTGGCCGCGATGGAAGCCGCCCTCATTGACGACGACATCGACCTCGCCGCTGCGATCGTAGCCAAGGCCTTGGCCGAAGTCGGCAACGGGAATGGATCCCCCGTATGACGCCTGAGGTCGCGCGTCGGGTTGTGGTGTCGGTCATGGCTCAGTTGTTGAGCCGGGCCGGTCTCCCTACGCGCACCCACCCACCATCGCCTACCCAGCCACAGTGGTGGGCCGATGTCCTTATCGATCGCGCGCTAGGCGGCAAGGGGAGTGGGGACTACGGCCACAGCGGACGCAAGGGACTGGTTGGTGGGTCGATAGGCGAGGACGGCTCGGCGAGCGAGAAGGAGGACTACGAAGACAACGACAACGCGCATCTCGTGACTGGGAAGCTGGACTTCACGAAGCAGGATCGGCTCTTCTTGTTCAACCCCAAGACGAATCAGTTGGTCGTCGGGAAGAACAAGGCGGAGAACGATGATCACGCGAATGTGCTCGACGAAGCCGGGATGTCGAACAAGGGCAAGGCGTATGATCAGTGGTCGATCCATGGATCCATTCGTCCGGACGGAGTTCGTATTTTCACTATCTGGACGGATCATCCTCCAGGGACCTACGCCAATACCGTGATGATGAGCGACCACACGCACATACTGTGGGAGAAGATCAAAGGGGCGGGTGCGCCGCACGACTTCCCAGTTGGCGACACGTGGTCCAAAGCGCCACTGAGTAAAGCACTGAAGACGCTTGAGGCGGTACTGAAGGCGCTAGGTGGCGAAGGCAGCGGCAACTGGGAACACGCGGGCCGTCCGGGCGAGGTGGGTGGGTCATCACCAGGTGGGAAGTCATCTGAACGCATCGCCATCGAAAACGCGATGATGGGCGAGATGACCGACGTAGCTAAAGAAATTGGGAAGCCACAACTCGTAGGCGGACTCAAATGGCCATCGCAGTCCGGCTACGAAATCCGTGGGCTCATGAAGGCGCGGGTTGTCAAAGAGAACGCGAAGGAGATGGCGAAGGAACTCAAGAACGAGAACCCCGCCGACCTAGAAAAGCGAGCGCAGCAGATTGTAGACCAGTGGGCCAACACATCGGGCGACCATAGCAACCGGGCCGTGGGTCAGCAGGAGGTGGTACGGCAGGCCTTCGGGTTGCACGAAGACACGATGAGTCACATGGGAGCGAAGCCCGCAGCGACCGATCATATCGACGTGGCCTACCTCCATGCGGAGTACATACGTACCCAGCAGTTCTTGAAAGACAGCAAGGTGGAGTACGTCACAGTGTATCGGGGGCAGGGCGGATTGCCCAGTGGCCATACGTCAGGTGAACTGGATGTGACCATGCAACCCGCGTCGTCCTGGTCTACCAGCTTCAAAACGTCGAAGACCTTTGCGTCGTCGCACATGATGGCCGTACGGGTTCCGGCCGCGCGGGTACTCAGTACCGCCGCGACAGGTCGTGGATGCCTGAACGAATCGGAGGTACTGCTCATCGGCGGACACATGAAGGTCTTCGCCGTCGATCGGCACTCGGCGAACTGGGAGAAGAGTTTGAAGGCGAGCGTCAGTAAGAAGTCGTCGAAGAAGGGTACCCCATGAACGACCCGATTTTCATTGACGACCTCGCCAATGCGGATTGGCCGAAGCGTACGCCTGATACCATCGAGTATCTCCGCCAGCAAGCCCTGATACGGCCGACGGATCCATCGCCGACTACCGCAGGCGGCAAGGGGTCTGGCGACTACGGACATAGCGGTCGTCCGAAGCAGGTAGGTGGCTCGGGACCTGGTGGTGGGGACAAGTACCCTACGGTGAAGTCGTTCCTGGAAGGTCGCGGGCGCAAGGGTGATGCCCAGCTCAACAAGAAGGTCCAGAAGGACTGGGAG